GACCCGATGGTCCTCAAAGAAATCCTAATTGACCAGTGGGGTGATAACTCTGTTGTGCCTATTACAAACTGGAATACACTTCAGTTGCGGTCACTCATCAAGGACATCTCAAAGTTCTACGGCATCGACTTTCAGGAAGCAAACAATGTAACGAGCAAGATGGTTTATGAGGCAACCCCTCGGGCCAAGGCTAAACATGGTATTACATCTGGCGTGTATGCTCCCACATTTGAGGAGTTGGTTGAGTTCTCGGAGTCCCTACAGGGCTTCTTGGAAAAGTATCCGAACATCAGAACTCACATCGAGAAACTGTATGGACAGACACGCTCAGCCTCACGTCACGCTGGTGGTGTTGTTGTAGGTGAGAACCTAGACCAGTGGATGCCGCTTATCAACTCAGGAGGAGTTCGACAAACACCATGGTCCGAGGGTATGAACGTAAGACACTTGGAGCCAATGGGCTTCATCAAGTTTGATATCTTGGGTCTTGCTTCGCTTCGTATGCTGGAGGGCGCCATCGAGCGTATCCTCAAGCGTCATCACGGAATGGAGAACCCTACATTTGCGGACATCAAAGACTTCTACGACAAGAACTTACATCCAGAGAAGATTGATTTGGATGATAAAGAAGTTTGGGAGAATGTCTTCCACAAGGGCAAGTGGGCAGGCATCTTCCAGTTCACAGAGACCGGCGCTCAATCGTTCTGCAAGAATGCTAAGCCAGATAACATCATTGACTTGTCGGCTATCACTTCTATCTATCGACCAGGCCCACTAGGTGCGGGAGTAGACAGAAAGTACATCGGAGCAAAGTCAAATCCAGAGGACGTGGAATACGTCAACAAGCATGTGCGCGAAGTAACCGAAGAAACATACGGCTTCCTTATTTTTCAGGAACAGATTGCTATGTTGGCTCACAAGTTGGGCAAGGACCTATCCCTGGATGAAGGTAATAAGCTCAGAAAACTACTTACTAAGAAGGGCACTGGTGAAGTCCAGGCTCAGAAAGACAAGATCTTTGACAAGTTCAAGCGCGGATGCTTGGAGAAAGGAATGAAAGATTATGAAGCTAGAGAATTATGGGAAACATTTGAGTACTTTTCAGGCTACGGCTTTAATAAATCTCACGCTGTATCCTATTGTGTGCTCTCTTATCAGTGTGCTTATCTTCTTAACTACTATCCAGCGGAATGGCTAGCCGCCTTCTTGGATAAGGAGCCGGAGACAAGAAAAGAAAGAGCAATCGCAACAGCCAAATCACTTGGCTACAATGTAGAGAAGCTTAACGTTAACACATCAGGCGTCGGCTGGGAGATTAGTGATGATGGCAAGACTTTGATCCAACCCCTGTCCTCTATCAAGGGACTAGGTATCAAGGCCATCGAGCAAATCATTGAACACAGGCCATTCAATACTATTGAGGAATTCTTGTTCCATGAGAAGATTACCTACTCAAAGCTAAACAAGAAGTCTATCTCGGCTCTGTGTCTTTCTCAGGCGCTGAGTACATTACAGGACGACAGGTTCTCAGGCATGCAGCACTTCTATGCTGCTGTCGCAGAGGACAGGCCACGGAAAGAAAAGAACCTGATCGAGAACATTGCAACGTATGAACCAGAGGGGGACTTCTCGGAAGAAGAGAAGCTAGAGTACCTGGTAAACTTGACTGGCGTGTTCCCAATCAATGCAGTGGTCACGCCAAGGGTAAGACAAAAACTGAACGAACTTTATGTTCCGCCTATCTCAGAGTTCGATCCTGAGTTGGGTGTGACTTGGTTTATTCCTCGACAGTGCACACTTAAGAAATCAAAGAACGGCAAGAACTTTTACGTAGTAAAGGTGATTGATGATAACAACGAGATGACAACTATCCGATGCTGGGGCGTGGACCCCACCAAGGACATTGTCCAAATCAACCGGCCTTACATGGCCAGACTAAACTATAATCAACAGTGGGGATTCTCCACATTCAGTATGAGAAAAATGTTCAAGCTATTAGCATAAAGGAGAAAACAATGGCATCATTAGACAACAGTAGAGTAAGAGTATTTCGCACCAGGCCCGAGGCGAAACTACCATTTAGGGCACATAGAACAGACGCTGGGATGGACTTTTTCTTTAATCCCATCGAAGGCGCCGCCGTAAGAATCCAACCAGGTCAGAGTGTCTTGTTGGAGACTGGAGTTAAGATGGAGGTACCGTCAGATTGCATGTTGCAAATCATGAACAAGTCAGGTGTAGCTAGCAAGTTGCACCTCATCACCGGAGCCTGCGTTGTAGATGAGGGATACACAGGAGAAATCTTCGTGAACCTTCACAACATCGGAAAGGATGTAGAATTTATCGAGCCAGGACAGAAGGTTGCACAAGGTGTATTCGTTAGGATTGAGAAGCCTGCATTGAAGGTCATAGAAGAAGATAACATCTACGGAAAAGAAACGACCAGAGGTGACGGTGCCCTCGGTTCGACTGGTGATACATAATGAGCAATAAAACCGCTCTCAAGCGAGCCAAAAAAAAGAAGCAGCTAGCAAAACAAAAACCAAACAACCCAGGCGCAGGAGGTTTGAACAGAAAGATCGCGAGATCTCAGCAAAAACTATTCATGAAACATTTCAAGAAAACGATGAGCGAGTTTAGAAGACAAGTTTCCTGTTCTGAATGTGGGTACCACCCAAAGAAGGGTGAAAACATTGATGACTGGCACATCAACAAAGAGTCGGAAAACATTGACTTAATTTGCACCAGCTGCTACACTAAAGAAGAAAGTGAGGAAACAAATGAAAACAGCATTGAGCTTTGATGACGTCTTGTTAAAACCGAGAATGTCTGAGATAAAATCAAGAGGAGACATTGACCTAAAGTCTTACTTAAAAGAAGACGGGTATAACGACGATAGCGACGAATACAACGTCACCGAAGAAGGCGTAGAATTAGGTTTGCCTATCATCTCTTCGCCCATGGACACTGTGACCGGCCGCAAGATGGCTCTCTCCATGGCTAGAGCGGGAGGCTTGGGAATAGTCCATAGGTACTGCTCTATCGAAGAGCAAGTGGCGATGATTAAGGACCTAGGCCTCGGAAAAGAGAGAGACACTTCGAAGGACGAAGAGCATCTCGCCACTATCAAATTACACTCTATGGGCAGCGTACGTCCGAACCATATGACTAAGCTACCAGAGCCGGAGCTGTGTCTTTCAGGGGCCGCAATCGGAGTATCAGGAGATTACAAAGAAAGAGCACAGGCGCTGGTTGACGCTGGTTGTAAGATTCTCTGCATCGACGTGGCACATGGGCACCACATCCTGGTGAAGGACGCACTGAAGCATTTGAAGAGCACCTTCGGGAACAAGTTAACGTTGATAGCAGGCAATGTCGCAACATCTAGAGCATTCGAGGATTTATCAAGATGGGGCGCTGACGCAATCAGGGTTGGTGTTGGTGGTGGTTCAATCTGCTCTACCAGGATCCAAACCGGTCACGGTATCCCCACTTTACAATCCATCATGGACTGCACAAAGTCTGAGGGTGAAGCGAAGATTATCGCCGACGGCGGCATTCGAAATGCAGGAGATATTGTAAAGGCTATCGCAGCCGGCGCTGACTTCGTGATGCTCGGTTCATTATTGGCAGGAACGGATGAGTCCCCAGGGCAAGTTTTCAGTTCAGCCGACGGTAAGAGGTACAAAATCTACAGAGGTATGGCCTCAGCTGAAGCTCAGATCGAGTGGAGGGGCGAGGCCAGGTCCTTAGAAGGTGTTTCGACAACTATACCATGGAAAGGTTCAGTCGAGAAAATACTTAAAGATCTAGAGCAGAATATCCGTTCAGGGTTTTCCTACACAGGAGCGAAAGATATATGTGATATGTATTACCGCGCCAAGTTCGTGAGGCAGACAATTGCCGGAGCTAGAGAAAGTTTTACACACATTTTAACAAAATGAAAGACCCTAACAAAATAACACAATTGACTTTTTCGTGCTTCATGAAAGACTCTGCAGATTTAAAATTAAGACTAAGATATGACGGACTCGCTCAGAGTTATTTCCTGAGGGCTCTGGTATCTCTTTACACTTCTAAAGATCCATTGATGCTACAGATTGTCGAGAAGATAAAGATAGGAAGAAAAACGATGGGTAAAAAGAAATTAAACAGAACAAGACAGGACCTAAGCAAGTCGGACCAAATATTGAATGATTTGGGAATAACTAAAGAAGAAAAGGAGAATATATTCGATATGATAGAAATGGATACAGAGGAGCATTATGAGTGAAGAGGCATGCCCACATTGTAAAGAAAAGGACAGGAGCCGATGTTGGATTGACTACCCAGAAGACAACAATTGTATTAACGTTGCCGTATCAAAACACGGTGCAATGACCCTTGCCGAGGTCGCTAAGAGGTTGAACCTTTCCTTGGTAAGGATTTCGCAAATAGAAAAACAAGCGATGCTGAAGATCTCTAAGAGAATAAAATTATGACTTTTATAGTCAAAACCTACTATTTATAGTTGTATTATTACACCAATCACTACTTTCAAAAAATAAGGAGAACTAACAATGAGTGATAACAAACTACTAAACGAAAACACAATCAGACGTTTCATGAAACTTGCAAACGTGGATACTATGACCGACAATTTTGTCAATGAGATGTATGGAAAGTCGTACGACCGACCCGAAGACGATGAGAAACTCAAGGAAGAGGACACCGTAACTGAAGAAGAAGTTAACGAAGAAGAAGAAGAAGTTAACGAAGAGGTCGACGCCCTCTACGAAGAAGAAGAGGAAGAAGAAGCCGCGGAAATGGGAATGGACGCAGAAGAAGATCCAGAAATGGATGAGCCAGAAGCGGACATGGATGAGCCAGCAATGGATGCAGAGCCAGAAATGGGCGCAGCAGACATGAGCCTCACTGAAGAGGAAGCGCAGCTTCTTATCGACCTCGGTAGCCGACTCGCAGAAGCTATGGGCGGCGCAGCCAACGAAGCTGAGCCAGAAATGGACGCAGAGCCCGCAGTCGAGCCAGAGATGGACGAGCCAGAGCTGGACGCACCAGGTGAAGAAGAGGACGAAGAGGTAATGCAAGAAGCCCTCGTTAACGAAGTACTCAAGAGAGTCACTAAGAGACTAGTCGCTGAAAAACTTAGAAAGTAAGATAAAATAATACGTTATCACTATACTTTAAGCCCCATTCCACTTGTGGACAATGGGGCTTTTTTCTATTGACTTTTGTTTAAGGGCGTGATATTATAGTAGCATGAATGAACAAGCAATCTATTATTTTATGATGTTCTTTGCCGGCGCAATACTGGCAAGGGTGACCTTTTATCTTCAAAACAGGTCAGTAGAGAAAACCACGATGCATCTATTGTCCGCTCAAATAATCACTGCCTTCGAGTTTATCTACAATATCAGCAAGATATACATCAAAGATAAGGCAGATTTCTACGCAAAGGCAAATTCTTGGGACGAATCTCAAAAGTCTAAGTATTTAGATTTAGAGGAAAGACAACTGGACCAACAGTTGTCTGTGGTTATTTTGCTTCTGATTTCCTCATTCAAAGATAAGTTCGGTAAAGACCTTTTATTTGAGAATTGGAGCGATATCAGGAGAATTCTTAGAAGAGCGGAGGAACTTGCTGATGATGAAAAGGATAACTGGTGAATGTTGGAACGTTCAAGATAACTTATACAGATTACAGGTGAAGACCAAATGTGAACTTCGTAGTGTAGAAGACATGCTGCCTGGATGGAACTGCGTATCTTTTGGATATGTACCGTCCACTGGAGAAGAGATCTTAGTCTTCGAGAGAGAATTTAAGTCAAAAAAAGACTGGACAAACTTTACAAAAACTGATACTATTATCAAACTAATAGAACTGAGAGAGGTATAAATGGTGAAGAGAATTTCGGGACTGCCCCAGAAGAAGCAGAAGTTAGACAAGAAATCCAAAGAAAAGAAGAAGAAGTTAAAAGAGCAGGAACTGGATGATAATCAGATTGTTATTATCAATAACATTCAACCCCCAGCGTTTCCAACAGATAAAGAGCTTAGAACCATAAACCTTTATGGAGACATAAACGAGAGAGTCGGCGCAGACGTTGTAGCGGCTTTACTCTACCTGGAGAATTCATCTCACATGGAAATGCCGGAACATCCAGATAACACGGAGGAGACACCTGTTATCGTCGCTCGCTCTATCGCGATGCTCGTCTCTACACATGGAGGTTCAGCCTCAGACATGTTCTCTATCCTTGACGTCATGGATATGATAAAGGAAAGAACATGCGACATCGAGACCATCGGTATTGGAAAGGTGATGTCGGCAGGGGTACCCATCCTTGCAGCAGGCACACCAGGCAAGAGAGCGGTAGGTCGCAACTGTCGCATCATGCTTCACAATGTGATGGCCGGAACAGGCGGAACAATCTTCTCAATGGAGAACGAACTTGAGGAAATCAAATGGGTTCAGGAAAGATACATCGAGACTCTTGCGAACTACACAAAATTGACCCCATCAAAAATCAAGAAGCTCCTCAAGACACAGAAGGATGTTTACATCTCTGCGGAGGAAGCAATAAAAATGGGTATTGCTGACCAAATTATCTAATTATATGGAGGAGAACTACACATTATGAGCTGGCATGAAGAATTTTTATCAGAGAACAATAAGAAAAAGACACTTTCAACCATGGAGGATCTATACAACCTCATTGAGGAGGTTTATGAAGTAGAAAAGGGCACTCTTTTCAAAGAGGCTAAGAGTGAACTTCAAATTCTAAAAGAGCAATTTCTTAACGAACGAAAGTCTATGACTCTGACTTTGGATGCTATTCCTGAAATAGCGGTAACAGAGTTAGGCTGGACTGACGTCACTGGCGCTGGTGGCGACAATCCAGTTAACGGTCCTGAGCGACAAAAGCTGTTGCAGTTCTTGGAAAACATCAAAGGTGGGGACTTTGTAGAAAAGATTAAGTCACTTTCTAATTTCTATGACAATCCCGATGCTGCAATGCAAGAGATGTTCGGGCCCGAAGGAAACACCTCGACAGCAAAACAGATCCAAACCGCCTTATCTTACTTGGTCTTCTACAAGACCCTAACGAAGGTCATAGCGAATTTTAACGCTGCCTCTGCGGGCTTTAGTTTCGAGGCGTTTCTGGCTGTTCTAATGAAGGGCGAGCAAATACCAGCCAATACTGGGACTATTGCAGACTTTCTTTCCAGAAGTGACGGTACCGCCATGCCTGTGAGTTTGAAATTGTATCAAGACGGAAACCTACACGTTGGAGGCTCTTTTAGAGATCTTGTTGGAGATATAATCAACCCTCAATTTGATGCTGATCTTATGCGTTATGTTGCTGTAACAAAACGGTTTGAAGG